GGCGGCGAAGCGCCCCCGTGGCAACGAATCCGGGATCTGTGCGGCGAGTACACGAGCGGCGATGTGCCGCCCGGCGTTGAGTCGATCACCGCGTTCGTCGACGTTCAGAAAGATCGACTGATCTACGTTGTTCGCGGCTGGGGCGCCGGGATGCAGTCATGGCTGATCGAGGCCGGCGAGCTGTGGGGCGACACCGAGCTCGAGGACGTGTGGCAGCGGCTCGGAGAGTTTCGGGACCGCAAGTTCTGCGATCGAGAACTTCGGATCAAACGTATCGGCGTCGACTCCGGATATCGGCCGGGCGATGTGAAGCGCACGCCGGATAACCGGGTTTACGAGTTCTGCCGTCGATACAAAGGCTGGGCGCTGCCGACGAAGGGTCGCGAGCACCTGACCAAGCCGCTAAGCCCGTCACTGATCGACGTGACGGTGCGCGGCAAGGTCGTGAAGAACGGCTTGCAGCTCTGGCACATGGACACGGACTTCTTCAAGTCGTGGGTGTACGCGCGCTTTGAGTGGCCGAAGGATCAGCCGGGCGGTTGGTCTGTGCCGACGGACGTGACCGACGACTACTGCCAGCAGGTGACTGCTGAGGCGCGTGTCCTGAAACCGTCCGGTCATGCGGTCTGGCTCAGGGTGCGCAAAGACAACCACTACCTCGACTGTGAAGCCGGGGCGGTGGCGATGGCGTACTCGCTTGGGCTGCACGCACGGGTGAAGCCAAAACGGGAAGCGGCTGCACAGGCGGTGGCGGCACAAGAAGTTCAGTCCGCACCGCCTCCAGTGGTGACGCGACGACTGCCGAGCCAGCGGTTTCAACGTAAAGGATGGTTCAAGCGATGATCACATTGGCGCAAGCACAAGCCATTCTCGATGCGCTGATCCAGCAGCAGATATGCGACCCCGTCGGAAATATAGGGTCTGTGAGCATCGCCGGCCGGTCGGTTAGTTATCGCAGTGCCGCTGATCTGATTGAACAAATTGATTACTGGTCCCGGATGGTGGCGCGCTTGACCGCGCAGCAATCCGGTGTTCGTCACGGCATTAAGGTGGCGCGCTTCTCGTGAACTGGATCGATCGTTTCGTCACGGTTCCGCTCGCGCGGCGCATGCGCGCGTATTACGAGGCGGCGGAGCCCTCCCGGTATCGCAAGCTGCGCACCGACCGGCGCAGCGCGAACGCACAGAACGATCGCGCCATCCAGCCGCTGCGCAGTACCGCCCGGCACCTGGATGAGAATTTCGACATTGCGTCCGGTATTTTGGACGTTCTGATCGCCAATACCGTTGGCACAGGCATACAGCCCGAGCCGCAGGTGATGCGGAAGAACGGGCAGCCCGCCGACGAAGTCAATCGAGCCCTCTCGCGATGGTATGACGACTGGCGGTTCCGCCCCGAGGTGACGTGGCAGCACGACATCGGCGCGGTGCAGCGCATGGGCATGCGTACATTGCTGCGCGATGGTGAGGTGTTCGGCAATCGCATCATCGGCGCGGTTCCCGGCCTCGAGCACGGCACCCTGGTGCCGTACTCCATCGAGATGCTCGAGCCAGACTTTGTGCCTGTCGATCTGACCGACCGGCAGCGCGGCATCGTTCAGGGCATCGAGACCAATGCGTGGGGGCGTCCGCGCGCGTATCACGTCCTGAAAGGCCATCCCGGCGATCTGTCCGGCCTGTCGTTCATGGCGTCTGATACGAAGCGCGTATCCGCAGACACCATGATGCATGTGGCGATGCGCAAGCGGTTCCATCAGTTGCGTGGGGTGTCGATCTTCGCCTCGGTGATGAACCGACTGGACGACGTCAAGGAAATCGACGAGACGGAGCGCGTTGCCGCGAAGGTGGCAGCGAGCATGTCGGCGGCCATCAAGAAGGGGCAGCCGGATGCGTACAACGAAGAGTCCGCTGTTGGCGCTGACGGCAAGTTCATCTATCGCGAGATGACGTTCGAGCCGGGGATGGTGTTCGATGATCTGTTGCCCGGCGAAGATATCGTCACCATTGATTCCAAGCGGCCAAACAATGCGCTGATTCCGTTTCGGGCCTCGCAGTTGCGTGCTGTGGCGAGTGGCACGGGAGCGTCGTATTCGTCGATCTCGAAAGACTATGAGGCGTCGTACGCGGCGAAGCGGCAGGAATTGGTCGAGCACTACATGAGCTACCAAGTCCTCGCGAATCTGCTCGTCTACGGGTTCTGCCAGCCGGTATGGGATGGCTTTGTCGACGCCAATGTGATGGCGGGGCTTGTTGACCTTTCGTCAGACGTGGACCTGACAACGCTCTACGACTGCACGCACACCGGCCCGTCCATGCCGTGGGTGGACCCCTTGAAGGAAATCGACGCGCAGATTCTCGCGTTCAAGTGGGGATTCCGGTCGCGCAGCAACATCATCCGCGAGCGCGGCGGAAAGCCGGATCAAGTGAACCTCGAAATTCTGCGCGACGAGCAGGAGCGCGAACGGCTCGGCATCGAGTTGATTGGCGACGGCGGGTCCGCTCAGCACGACGAGACGCCCGAACGGGATCCGGAAGAAAAGCCGGCAGGGCAGGTCGCCCTTAGAAACGCGCGCATCCGCGCCGCGTAGGAGTTACCGATGATCGAGATCAAAGCTCGCGGTCACGAGACCGCCGAGGTGCTTATCCATGAGCAGATCGGCGCGGACTGGCTCGGCGATGGCCTGACCAGCAAGAGATTCGCCGAGGATTTGCGTGCCTTTGAGGGCGTGCGCAAGATCGTGGTGCGCATCAATTCGCCCGGCGGTTCCGTCATGGACGGACTCGGCATCTACAACACGCTGGCCCGTCATCCCGCGCGCAAGGAAGTGGTGATCGAGGGTCTTGCCGCCAGCATGGCATCGGCCATTGCGATGGTCGGCGATCACATCACGATGGGCGAAGGCGCGCTGATGATGATCCACAGCCCGTGGACCATGGCAGCAGGCAATGCGGAGCAGATTCGCAAGGCAGCGGACGTTCTCGACAAATTCGAGAACTCGATGATCGACATCTACCGGAAGCGCAGCGGCAAGGATCGCGAGGAGTTGCGCGCCATCCTGAACGCAGAGACCTGGTATGACGGCGCGGCGGCTGTGGATAACGGTTTTGCCCATGAGTCTGTGCAGGCCGATGCCGAGATTGCGGCGTTGCTGCACGTTGACTTTCACAAGCGCGTCAGCGCGTTCACCCAAGCATTCCGCCGCGAGGCGGATTTCACCCCGTCGCGTATTGCGGCGGTTTTCAAGTCGGCAACCACCGACAATCCTTCGGAGATCATCCAAATGACCGAAAAGGTTCCTGCGTCGGTGACAGAAACCGACATCAAGGCCGCGGCGACTGAAGCCGCGCGTGCTGCTGTGGCAGCGGAAACCGAGCGCCGGCAGAAGATCCGCGCGCGCTTTGGCAAGTTCGCCGAGGCGCACAAGGACCTGCTCGACGCCTGCCTCGACGATTCGGACTGCACGGTTGACGCGGCTTCCGAAAAGCTGCTCGACGTGGTGGGAAAGCGCGCCGAGCCGCTGGCGGGCGCGGTCGAGATCACGGCCGATTCGCGTGACAAGTTCATGGCGGGCGCCGAGAAGGCTCTGCTCGCGCGCGTGGGCCACGAGAAGCGCGAGGTCGGCAACGAGTTCAACGGCATGAGCATTGCCGACATCGCGGCGGCCGCGTTTGCGCAGCGTGGTATTTCGGTGCGTGGCCTCTCGCGCAACCAGATCGCGAGCAAGGTGTTTGCCGCGCAGACCACGAGCGACTTCCCGAACCTGCTGTCGAGCGTGGCTGGCAAGGTGCTGCGTTCTGCCTACGGCAACTTCCCGAACACGTGGAACAAGTGGGCGGCCGCGGGATCGGTGTCGGATTTCAAGATCCACCCGCGCTTGCAGCTCGGCTCGTTCAACGGGCTCGATACCATCGCAGAGGGCGGTGAGTACACCTACGGCTCGTTCAAGGAAGACTACGAGAACGCGCAGGCGGTCACCAAGGGCAAGGCGATCGCGCTGACCCGCCAGATGATCGTCAACGACGACATCGGTGCGTTCAACCGTCGCGCGGCTCTCATGGGCCGTGCGGCGGCGCGTAGCGTCAACGTGGACGCATACACCTTCCTGACCTCGGGCTCGAGCGCTCACGGCCCGACCTCGGCGGACGGCGGCCAGTACTTCAACGCGACGGTGGTCACCACGT